TAATAGATTCATCATAAAGAGAATTATAGGTGGTTGGACTCGTTTTTATAGAGAGCCTCCCATCTGGTTCAATCTGTAAATAATATTGTGGAAGAGAGATCTGAATTTTACGTAAAATACTCGGATTTAACATGATATCTAATTCAAGATTTGACATGTAGACAAGACTATAAAGAGGATGATTACGTCCTGTATACCATTGATGTGAAGACATCTTTTGTAATTAAATATATACATCTATAGAATAAATCTATCAATTTTAAAAATAAATCTCTTTATAGGAGACTTACAAGAATCTTCCAAGCACGAGGGTCAAGATAGGTCTGAAGAAAGATGCGTGCATCTCGGTTAGACGATTTCTTTAGGTTTGCAACAAGATTCTTTATGGGAGGTAAATTGAATCGATCTTGAAGAAGTTCATCCTTTAGAGGATAGTATCCCTTTCCAACCTGAATATAGATTTCTCCATATTCAACGGTTAAACCAATCGATTTGAAGGGAATAACCGCTTGCACAAGTGTATTCGGACGCTCTCCCGCCAGGACTCTGTGTCCATCTGCACGGGTTACTCCAGGTGAGGAGGAGGTTACAAAGGCGATTGCCAATGCTACAGTTGATATAACGGTGGATGTATATGTACGTGGTGGATCAGGGAGTGATCCACCAGACAAGGTACGTCCCATGGCTATTTCCACAGGTCTAGCGGCTGCTGTAGCAGCAGCTGCAAGATGTGACAGAGCAGAAGAGTTAGCAGAAGATGATGAAGTATTACTCATTCTTGTGTGTGTATAATATGATATGTAAATAAAATACTGTTTCAATTTTATACAATTTATAAAATTGAGACGAATGAGTCCATGTTTAAGGAACTTAAATGAACGAATAGAATAGAGAGGATGAGTTTGAAAATAAGCGCATCCGAACAGGCCGAACTTACTCGTCTATGGACGGCGTGGGACGGATCTGAAAATCTAGAACTTGAATCCACCTTTCCTGTGAAAACCTATGTGGATTATATGCATATTATGGAATTCCTACAGTCCCTTGGACTTCGTGCAGAAGATGCTCCCGCAAAGTTAAATATTATACTTCCAGGTGGATTGCGTATTTCGATCGTAGGAGAGGACAAGATTCAAGAATATTATGATACTGGAAAATTAACGGAATATCATATATTGCTCAAACAGCGTTATGGACCGAAAGAAACTCCCGATGAAGTAATTTTATCAGAATATGATGTGAAAGTGAAAGTTCGTCGTGAGCTTGCATTAAATAAATATGATGCAAGAGTGAAAGCGGCATTAAGTGAATGGCCTACCAGTTTGAAAACCTTTCGATACATGAAGCGATCCAGCTTTACAAGTACCAAAAATCCAGGGATTCAATTTGATGCCACCATTGTTCGACAAAGTCGGCGCCCCTCCAGGACGCTTCAAGAGTCAGGAACCATGACGCGACCAGACCATTACGAGGTTGAAGTAGAAGCGAAACAGAATATTGCTGGAAGTCTTGGAATGAAAGGATTCTTAACCGGAATTGCTCGCGTTCTTCAAGGTCTTCAGCAATCGTATGTAATTCTTACAAAGACTGTTACGGAGACTGTTCTTCGTGCCATTGGAGACTTTCCAGGATCTCAGCCAGCCACCTTGATGATGGAAAACATTGCCATGGAAAAGACAGTTGGAACCCCCAACATTCGATTTGATGATTACAATGTAACAGATAAAGCAGATGGCGATCGTTGTCTCCTTTATATTGCCGAAGATGGTCGCATTTATCTGATGGATAAAGACCAGCATGTGTACGGAACGGATCGCCAGATCGCAGATCCTACGACTATGTCTGGTGTTCTTCTTGATGGAGAGTGGATTCATCGCAATGCAAAAGGAGAGGCTGTAAATTATTATTATGCCTTTGATATCTATAATGGAAGAAATGGATTGGATGTTACCAAACGTCCCTTCTATGTTCGTGTCAAAGATGCCGATACACGCTTGCAAGAAATGCAAGAAGTGGTGGCTGCATTACGAGATGCTGCCTTTGTAGTAAAGGGGATTCCATCCTCCATGTCTCTTCAGATCACAATGAAAACCTTTCAGCCAGTCTTAGATCCTTCTGTTCCAGGAGGTATCTTTGCAGAAGCAAAATCTGTCTTAGATCGTGTGAATCCTCCCTATCATACAGATGGCTTAATCTTTACTCCCAATGCCACGCCTCTTCCACGAGGAAAAGGTTCTTGGGCAGCCCAACTCAAATGGAAGCCTGCTGAAGAAAATACGATTGATTTCCTTGTCCGTATGGAACCAGCCTCTGCTATGAAAACAAATGATGAATCCCTTCAATTGTGCAAAATTCTTCATCTATATGTCGGATCCTCTGAAGATGTCATCCGAGATCCACGAAAGATACTCTTACTAGAAGAACCGCTTCCCCTTCCAACAGATGCAACTACCTATCGTCCGATTGAATTCATTAGTGATCCCTTTGATCCCTATGCATCCGTATGTTATGTTCCTATCAAAGATGGAAATATATATACAACTCGAATAAATCATATTATTCGAGATAATTCGATTGTAGAAATGGCGTATCATCCTGATCGTTCGATTGGATTCCGATGGGAACCCACGCGTGTTCGATGGGACAAGACAAGTCGTTATCTAAGTGGAACCTATGGAAGAACCTTTAACAATGATAAAACCGCTGCATCTGTATGGACATCCATTCATGAACCGATTACAAAGGATATTATTACGACTGGACTTCTCTTTTCGAAGAAAGAAATGATGGATATGACAAAACTCTACTATAAAGTGGGTATTTCAGCATCCGATAAACTTTTAACAAAAGGATTACAGAAATTTCACAATCAGATTAAAGAGCGAATACTTCTGAAATCAACCTTACGATCCTTCAAAGATCCTCTTCTCTTGGACATGTCCTGTGGAAAAGGGGGTGATTTGGATAAATGGATCAAACACGGTGCACATTTTGTGCTTGGTTGTGATATTGCTGAAAGTGGATTGAATGATCCACGGGATAGTATTTATAAACGCTATATTGAAAAGATTCAAGAGCGAGGCGGTCATGATCGCATTGCTCCTATGCTCTTTCTACAAGCCGATGCATCCAAGCTCTATGCAGATGGAACGGCAGGTATGACCCCTGAAGATCGTGCTATGTTGCGATGTGTATGGGGTTTAGAAGAAGCCACCGTGCCTCCTCTTGTTCAAAAATACAAAGGAATGGCATCGGGTGGCTTTGATGTTGTTGCTATGATGTTTACACTTCATTACATGTTTCAAGATCGTGCCACCCTGGATGGATGGATACATAATCTAGCATCATGCCTTAAAGTCGATGGATATTTTGTAGGATGCTGTTTTGATGGCGATGCAGTTGCAAAAGCCCTACAAGCTGTTCCTGAAGGAAAGCTTTTATCTGGAGTTCAAAAAGATACAACCTTATGGTCGATTCGAAAAGGATATGATGATTCTTATTCGGGATATTTACCTCCTACTGATGAAAGTATCGGTCGTGCGATTGATGTCTATTTTGCAAGCATTGGTGAAGAATTCACCGAATACTTAGTGAGCTTTCCATATTTGGAGAAGCGTCTACGCGAAATTGGATGTGAATTATTGACGGAAGAGGAATATCGTGCAATTGGATTGCATAATTCCACTGCCATGTTTGAAACCTCTCACAAAATGATGTCGGATCATGGAGAAATATATCCCATGCTTCCTGTCGTACAAGAGTATTCTAACTTTCATCGATGGTTTATCTTCAAACGCCGAACAGGAGCAATTAGTGCCCCTGTTCCAAGCGCAACCCCTCCTGCCTTGATTATTCGTCCTGCAGAAGAAGATCTTCCTGCAGAGATTATTACACATGCACCCCCCCTATTGGAAGAAGAATTAATTATGCTTGATGATATTGATGCTCCTGCAGAAGAAGTTTCTGCAGAAGAACTTGTTGAGGAGGAAGATTCTCCTGAGGAGCCTATTGCAATAGAACCCTCTCTTCGTCCTGTTTCAGGACCGATCCTGAAATTTTATGAAAAATCTGCTGAACGCGATGATCTGAAGATCAAGCGTCCTGATTGGGGAAAATATCTTTCCACTGCAACACCCTTCCCCTTTCGTGATCGAGATGATCCTTCCATTGTGTATCCCAATTTAGAAGCCGCCCTTGCCTCTGAAAAATACAAAGTGGCAACCAAGAAGCCAGAAATCGGTCCTGCCGTCTTTGCCTCTCTTGGCAATCTAAGTGAGATTCGAACAAAGTCCAAAGATCTAAAAAAGCATGGATTTGATTCTACTGTGTGGGATGCTCAAAAAGAAGACATCCTTCACGAATACCTTTCCCAACGATTTGAATCAGATGAAGTCTTCCAACAAATTATGATTGCTGTTGGACAAAAAGAGATTCGTCTTGCCTTCTATACCGGTCCCACTACCAGCAATGAGCTCGGCGGGCTCGTCAAAGGAAACTCCATTGAAGGAGAGAACTTGTATGGCAAAGCCTTAATGGCATTAGTCGGTACAACTTATTAAGCATCTCTTATTTTTACACTGTACAATTAGAATGGGGTGTGAAGAGGTTACATCTGCTAAATATCAAACTCGAAAATCTCCTCCCTTTCATGCAGGGGATTGCAAAGGTCTTACCAAACAAGGAAAAGATGGTTCTTATGTTTCAACATCTGATGCAAAAGGGATTTACAAATGGATAAAAGCGAATGTAACGCGCAAGATTGCGAAAGGCGAAAAACGATATCATATTCTTCACAATGGTAGCAGACCCTTTCAAGTCACTGTATCTGGTAAAACGGTAGAAATCTATAAAGGAGACCGTGTGGAGGGCGATGATTATGATGAACACAGATCTTATAATAAACTTATAAAAAAACTAACTGTAAAAGCGGTCTATCCCGGTGAAACTCCTGTACATGCAAATATGTGGATTAATGAACATACTGCTGTTGATAAAGGAAATTCGGTTCTTCTTCATGTGAAAGGAGATCATTATATCTATGTGGGAAATGATATATATGAATTCACTATGGAAGATGATGTTATTGCGTATTATTCTCCGATTGGACCAAATGATGTTCCCTATCCAGTTGTCATCGGAACCAAATACGTCTATTTTATGCTAGATCGTACCTATATGTCCAAAGAGATCTTTACAGCAAAGATGAGTCCTGCAGAATGGGCAGATGCCTATGCCTATTATTATGGTTCGAAAGACTATGCCACAGGAGAAACAATCAATTGTTATACGAAATATCGAACAAATCTAAAGAAACGTAAACAGTGCCAACAGGAATATAATAACATACGTCAAAAAAGAGAAAAAGATGCTATTAAACACATGAAAGGAGTGAAACTACTAGCACGGGCATAACTATGTATTGATCTAAACTAAATAATGATATACTTTTATAATAGTATGCCATTATCTTCGGACGGAGCTCTTCCTTGGCAGCGGTTGGCGGTGGTCAATGCGCATGCTCGTGATGCACGGATCACCTTTGATGAACCTTCCCACACCTATTCCATTGATGGAAGCAAATACGATATATCTTGTACCGGATTTGTTCACTCCTTTTTCGGTCATTTTGATGCCGACAAGGTGATTGCAAATATGATGAAAGGGCGAAATTGGAATGAGGAAAATAAATATTGGGGAAAGACGCCTGAAGAGATTAAAGCGGGATGGGCTGCCAATGGAAAAGCTGCCTCCGAAGCTGGAACACGCATGCATTTAGATATTGAACATTATTACAATTCCGATCCGGTTGGAAACATGGCAATCGATGAATGGGACGCATGTCCTGGACCTGAATGGGATTATTTTATGAACTATGAAACCAAATTTCGTATTCCTAGTGGATATGTCCCCTTTCGTACGGAATGGTTAGTCTTTTATGAAGAGATTCGTTTAGCAGGATCAATTGATATGGTCTATAAGAAACCCGATGGAACCATTGCAATTTATGATTGGAAACGTGCCAGAGACATAAAAATCGAAAATCCGTTTCAAAAAGGATTAACGCCGGTGGATCATCTTCCAGACACGAATTACTGGCATTACACCTTACAATTGAATGTCTATGCAACTATTTTGGAAAAGAAATATGATATGAAGGTGAGTGAACTGGCATTAGTCATCCTACATCCTGATAATTCCTCCTTTCGTGTGATGAAATTGAATCGGTTGGAGGAGGAGGTGGATGCTGTCTTTGCGCATCGGTTAAAAAAGATACGTGGCTAATCTTATGGTTCTACAGGGGCAGCCTCGGCTACAGGCTCGGCTGCTGCTTTTTTCTTCTTTTCAGGATGAGTAAATCTGGAATCTGACCACACTGGAATATAAGAGGATATATTAGTTGTTAAATGGTATCGTTTATTCATGGCTTCATATTGATCCATAGTAAAGAGTAGGAGATCATTCATTTGGCGAATTATATCTTCAGAGGTTGCGGTTGCAAATGTATTTATTATATCACGAAATGCTGCAAGGAACATTTCAAGAAGATGGGCACGACTTTGTGTGACATGCAATTGTTTTTCATGTTTTTGCAACGCAATCTTCCAATGTTCTTCGGTAAGTTCCTTTGTAAGATAGCGGACACGAAGAACGCGTCGAACATCTAGTGCTGGAGGTCGTGGTGCAAGATGTTGTTGAAGACCTTGTAATATATGTTCATAATGTTGTACACGTGTATAACGACCAAATATACATAGACACCGATTAGACTCTTCTGTAGGAGGATGTATGTTGGATCGGTAGTTTATGAGGTGAATTAATTCACGTTGATCTATGCCGCAGGCAGGAATACCGGCAGGAGCTGGAGCACCCCCGCCTGCCCGTTTCCATTGAAAGTAATGAGGATTGTGCATAACGCCTGTTTCAATGGCTCCTGTTCTCCAACTAAAGGCAGTTTTGCATTCAGTGCAAAACATTTGATCGCATCCGCTCACCTTTGAAATCATAGCACTGCACTTTGGGCATGGCTTTGCTTCTGCAGCAATCAAGGCAACGCTTGCTACTTTTTCTGCATCACATATATGAGATTCTGTCGTAATAGGATCATGGCATTTATTGCAGACTTTTACAGAACAGAGACCGCATTTCCATTGGGTAGATAGAAATCCACGACAATCGGTGACAGGGCAGGCTTTGATAAATTTTCGTTTTTCAACAGGGACTTCTACTGGTGCATCTCCATAGAGAGGTCGTCGATATCCAAACGATGTAACGCGGTCTTTATATTTATTTACACGTATATATGAATATATATGATTTAATTCATTAAATCTATGATACTCTTCCGATGCTTGACAAATAGTGGTATTCTCCTCTTTTCGCTTCTGATATTTAATAAGTAATAATGCATGCTTCTTTTCATAAGCTTCGTACAACTCCTTACAGTATCTACATGATTCCCAGTCAGGAGTATTATGACGAAGATCAACTCTATTCCCACCAGGTATATTATATGTGCCATGATCATATTTCATCTTATGTCTTGTTTGATGCAATAATCGACCAAGTAGATTGATCTTATGATTCGCCTTCATTAAATTTATATATGCAACAGAAGTTGTTACATTTAGTGTAACACTTTTTATTGTTGGACACATTGCTTTATAGGTTTCTATATATATTTTTGCTTTTTCATATCGTATGGCATCCTCTTGTGTATCAGGAAGGCGGATTCGTTCTGAATCCACTAATACTTTTTCTCGATGGGCTTTAAAGGGACCCGTTCGAAATGCAGCTGTACAATTTGCATCAATAAATTCACGATTCCAAATGACTTTGCAACTAGGGCAATGTATTTCAAGACTTTCCTCTAAGAGAAGACAGTCTTGAAGACATTTTCGACAGAAGATACTATTGCAGAATAAACAAGTGGAATCTTTCTTTGTACTTTTATTACATGATTCTAGACAAATCGTACACTCCATAATGATTTATATAAATATATAAATTATTATGATATATCAATTTTATTACATACGTTCTAATGCGATTTGAATATCTTCTGGAAGTTGCTCATAGGTTACATATCGAGTGGGTTCTACTCCACCTTCTTTATACAGAAGAGGAAGGGATTCGCCATCCAACAATAGATATTGAGAGGATGGGTCTGCAATAACTTCTTTAAATTCCAACATACCAGTTCGTATATGTTTCTTTGTAAGAATAATGTTTACTTCTAAGATCTTGGATAAATAGTGTAAATCATCCACAGACCATGTGAAGGGTTCTGTTGAATGGGACAGGCGTAATCGTTGCAATTCTTTTTCAAAGGTGGTATAGGTCATGGTTGATCCATCCGATGTGATTAACAATTCGCGAAGAAGGGCATCTCGTAATTCAGGAAGTTTTCGAACAATATCAAATAATTCACCAGAGCGCGACCATCCTCCATCTTCCCACGATTGGGGGAGTCCTGATTCCGTTGAAATTGTACGCCCTAATACTTCTGCACTAATTTCTTCTGGATAGGTATATCCTTCTGTATATTTTGTAGGATGTCGTCCCACAAGTCCAACATCTTCATAGATCTTTTTTGTTCCACGTCCCTCAAAACTTAATAAATAAGCATCTTCTTCAGCAGTAAGACCACTTGGACTTCGAAATCGTAATACGCGTTTTTCTTTTGCTTGGAGCACTTCGTAGGCAGAACCATTTGTTCGTAAAAGTTCATCCACTAAGCGAGCTGTTAAAATAATAGATGGATCTTCCACCGTTCCATAAGTAGGAGTATGAATCTTACACCGTCCATCCGACCAACCGCAAATTCCATGACAGTCGCCTTCTTTCAATAATAAACAATCTTGTCGCAATAAGGGAGGAATGGAGGAAGATCCGCTTGTTGTAATCCATGATTTAATAAGCCCATGAAGAAGAAGATCGCCTCGTTTTCGTAATTCATACAAGGGAAGACGATTTCGAGCTGCGCGCAAAAGTTCGATTTGTTTGGCAACACCATGTCCAGTACGGATTAACCAATTTGAAAGGGATAATCGAAGATATTGATACGCTTCCTCCATTAATTCTTCTGGATTTACCTCCACCTGATTCATTAATTTGATCGATTCTTCGTCTGCTTTCTTCAATAAAATAGAATCTTCCTCTTGATTTGTATAGTCACTTTGTTCTTTCATTGGCAATGTAATTGGATAAAGTCCTTCTTCAAATGATGCAATTGGAATTTGTGAATTATTTTCTAAATCAATCTGTGCAAATAGTTGTTTACCATTGTTTAATTTATATCGTATAGTGGAAGGTTTTAAAAATGGAAATTCTTTACTTAATTTGGTAAAGAAGTCAAATGCTTGAGGATAGGATGGAGTGGGTAGTTGTTCAATACCATAGGAACAAGGAATGGAGGTATCAATGGTTCCATCATCTGATATAGGAATATAATAAGAAATAGAATTTTCGTCTACAATAACTCCTACAGCTCGATTTGTTCGTTCACGTAGAATTGATTTAATGACATACTGTTTGTTTGGTTTTAATCGATCCAATAACTGTCCTAATTGTAGAACACGTTTGATTAAGGGTAGCCATACATTAATGGGAGGAACAGGTCGTCCACATCCCAAAATAGGTTGTAAGAATTGATAATAAAGATTTTTTAATTTTTCACGTGAGTCCTTTGAATAAGAGGGTAGGATGGATGGATGAATTGCCCCTACAAAATTTGCATTTGTTTCTACATAAATTAGTGGTTCTATAATGGATTGCTCTTCCATATGATAAATTGGAAGAATACATGGTGTTCCATCTCTGGTTCGTTGAGATATACCAAAGGGTGGGCATAGTATATCTCCCTTTCCTTCTTTTGTTTGAATGACTCTTAGAAGAAGAATTCCACTTTTACTGAACAATCCTGGTGTAGACAAAAATCCATCCCATAACCGTAATTCTTTCTTTTCAGTTGAATCTGATAGATAGGCAATAAATCGTTTCCAAGCTTTAAAAAAACGAACTACATACGCACGATCTGCCGTCTCTAATTTCATCAATCCCATCCATGTTTGAAACTCCAACGCAGTGTAGGTACTTCCAACAGATCCTGGATCTGGTTCTTCTGGATTATGAAATTCATGAATCAGTGTTCCATAATTTGCGGCTTCAAAGGCACGGGCACTTTTTACCATATTTGTTGTACAGATCCATTTGAGCGTATCTACAGGACACATTGTACTTGTTGTAGAAATTCCTGAAACTCCTTGTCCAATACGTGCGCATGCAAACATACTATAGGATAGAAATTGAAGAAAATTTTGACCATTCAGATTTAAATTTCCAGAAATCCCAAAGCGAATAAAGGCATGCGGAGATGGATTTAACCGAGGATATCCTTTTACAAGAGTTGTATATGAATCAATTGATTGTCCTAAGATGGTATCAATTGCTTCAGGAACAAAGCCAACCGATCCTTCTGTCAAGGATTGATTGGATCGTAAAAAATAGGTAGAAGAACTTTGAAGTTTCTTAAATGCATCTCCTAAATCTTTTAATCGTTCTACCTTTTTACTAGATTCATCCACTAATTCCAACGGTTCTGGATAAACAGGTTCCAATCCTTTGGGAGGATCTGGAATGGGAATTGCATCTTTTGGAAGGGATACCTTACTAGGAGATGTAAAACAACATGGAAGAATATATTGTTTTGGATGTTTTACTTCTGAAAAATATCCTACATAAATATTATCTCCTTTTCGTTCAATCACATTTTGTTCTCCACAAAAAGGGCAACTGGGTATGAGTTTCTTTTTTGCACCATTTCGTAATGTAGTTCCCTCATATTCGGATTGTAATATAGGAAGTTGATCCGTTGCACACCATAATTTTGAACAAATATAATAATTTGCCGATCGAACACCAGCTCGTGCAAATACCCATAATTCTTTTTGTTTTTGTTCTTCAATCAATGCCATCAACATAGGAGGGGCTTTCTCTCCTAAAAAGGAAACATCTCCTTTTAACGGGACCCCCATTCGTAAGGCATGAATTTCCATAGCTTCTCGTTCCTTCTTTGTTTTTGGATTGGCTGGATCATCTTTTTTGCGTTCTTTTGCAGTACTTGATACAAATTTTACAACTTCCGCATTATAATCTGATAAAGGATATTCAAGCATATGAACCATTCCTTCATATTTCTGTTTAATGTCTTTGTATTTATTGGGAGAGACAACATAGGGTTGTCGATGTTGTGCCTTTTGACAACTTGTTGTATAGGTTCCAATTAAACTTGTTTCTGGAACCGTAAATTTAAATAATTCTTGATCTGCTTTTATTAAATAATTTACATAATCATATGTATCTTTTTTTGCAGGAGCCAGTAGATCCACTTGTTCTTCTTCAACAGCAGCAAAGGCATTTTCTTCATTTTCTTCAATGGAAAGAACACCTGATGGCATGGATCGCGTTGGAGTCGTGGATTCTTTTATGGATGTTTTTTTATCAGGAAGAATCATTAATTTTGCAATTGTAAAGACTTGTTGTAATTCTTCATAGGATGTGATATGATGAAATTGAAATATATATCGAGGAGACTGATTTTCAATATACAATGTAGCCCCTAACTCATCTGATAAAACAGGTTGCGGTTCTCCATACGTATCAATTTGTTCTTGATGTTGTTTTGCAAATTGTTTAATGGCATCTCCTGCTCGTTTGGATGAAATTCCAAATTCTTGAAGTAATAGCTGAGGTACTTGTTTTGTCTGTTTATGAAAATGATATAATTCAACTGCCTGTTGAATTGGATCTTCCTGTGGAAGCAAGGTTCCCATTCGTGATCGTATGGCAATTCCATTTAATTTTGAATAAATTGGTTCTTCATAAAATAATGGAGTATACTGTTTTAATCGTGCTTGTAATTCTTTATTTGTTAAAACATGCTTTGAATCCACATTTATTTCATAATCTCCTGAAAAAAGAGATAATGTAAGTTTTGGATGTTCTTCCCATCCTACAACTGTAAGAGATGTAAATAATAATTCAAAGGCACGTTCTAAATATGAAAAGGGGATTGGATCATTGGTTCGCAATGCATCTAATTTTGCTTCTGCATGTCCATCTTCATAAATCAATAAGGACCATGCAAATCCTTTTTGTACAACTCGTATATCTTGTATCTCAATTGGAATTTTAATTAATAACACAGATCCCTGTTGCACATCCTGTACATCCATCATATAGAGTCCAAGAATCTGTGTATTTGTAATTAATGGAATTCCACTGGGTCCTCGTCCTAGCTTTAAGGTAGGGACTCCTCGTTGAGGAAAATATCGTATATAGGGAAGATATTTGGAACCTTTCATTGTATGAAATAATACATCTAATCCCTCTGCTTCTACAGAGGCTAGGGGAGGAAGTGTTACATGAAATTGAGTAATATGATTTAATTGAATCTGTTCAATATCATCAAATGAATTATCTATAGAAAGAATGGATTCAATTGTATCAAACATAGACTGTATTGTTGTTTGATATGTTTGTAACTTTGTAAGAATATCTGTTGTATCTCTTGAGGGAGATGTATGAAGTGTTTCTTCCACTTGATTTGGTTCTCGAAGTGCTGGAAAGTATATTTGAAAAAATCCAATAAATTCTTGTAGATTGGTTGGATCTGCAATTGCGGCAAGACTTCGCAAGGTCCATAGATGCAACACAGGTTCATCACGAAATGGAATTGTTTGAAAGGTGAGTCCTGGATACGGTTCTCGTGATACAATCAGATCTGCTCCTTCTGCTGTAACAAAGCGTCGATCGGGAGGTGGATGGGACAATGGATCTGGAAATTGATTGGGAATTGGAACATCTTCTACATACTGAAATTCAATGGGTGTATATGTATTATTATCATTCTTTATTGCTAAAAATAAAGAGTCTGGCAAATACTCTAGTTTATCCGTTGCTTGCATTGTAATTTTTTGTTTTATGGACAAGATTGTTTCAAAGGACGCAACCATTAACGTATAGGTTGTATCTGCTGAATGATCTACAATCTGTAGTTCATTCAAGAAAGTATATACAGGGGGGGGATTCAAGATCTCCATCTACTTCTACTTTTAGGAACTTATATCATCTTTCATCCCTTCCTTATATTTGGGAGAATCGGTGATCTGCACCCCACAATATTCTACCGGGTGTGCTGCAAAATCTTGATATTGATATAAGTTCATAGCTTCTGCTTGTTGTAAGACCCATGCAAAGTTATTCCAAAACTCTGGTGTATGTCCAATACTGCTTGTTCCAATATGAGACATCTCATGCAAGCCAACAAAGACTAAAATATTCTCATTCACCAAGCGTTCCTCCTTGTCTCGCTGGCGTAAACACATATATACCTTTTCCCCCTTGTTTACAGAATAGGAGGTAAAGGAGGCATCGGGAGTACTTTCACTAAATCGTTCCGCCGTTAAATCACAATTCTTCAAGACATGTTTTACAAAGGGTTTATCAGGGTGTTTCTGTTCCAACGCCGTGCGAAGACGGACCAGACGATCTCTTACCCTTGCAAGACGATCTGCTGCCTCTTGCTTGTCCTCCAAATTTCGTACTAAATATCGCTCATTGTCTACCGTACTTTTGACATAGGACATCGGATAAGCAGATTGTTTATACATCATTGCCCCCAGTCCGGCAGCAGCTAAGCCTCCTACAAAGATCCATTCCATTCTTATTCCCTAATATTATAAAAGATTATAGAATAATCTATTATAATCTATATATTTTCTTAAAAGAGTAAGGTACCAGTGGTATAAGGAAAGGATCCAAGATTCACCTTTCCACTATAAATAAACATATTACCCATACCGATCGTGGGTTGTACATTGTTATGAGCTTTGTCTCCTCCTGCAGGATTCAACACATGGGCGTGGGTGGGATCATTAATATTATGTGTGTGTCCTGGATCTGTGATTGTGATTGCCGGTTGCGCAGTATTTGTAGTTCCAGAGCCTGCGCCTGTCCCTGGAACAAATCCAGCGGTTCCGCCTGTAAGAGCCGTGTTTGGTGCAGAATGGCTATGCGCAGCCTGAGACGCAGTAATCTGTGTTGTAGAATTTAATATTGAAATTCCTGTACTTACCAAACTGGTGGAATTATTGGTAGAGACTTGCCCACCTCCAGCCACACCGTGATTGTGGCTTGGCATTTCTGCAATGCTCAATTGATGCACGTATTCACCAATGGTACTTCCCAAGGCAACACGAAAAGTACTGGAATTCGCATCGGTACCGGTTCCAGTGGCAGCCGGAACGCGCCCTGCCGGGTTCGGCAAATTAAACGTAGAGGTCGCTCCAGAGCCGCCATACGAATATCCAATCACATTGTATAAAAAGACGTAGGAACTAACTGATAACGATCGCCCATCGCAGTTCAACCATCCCATATGATCGGTCGGAACCACCGAAAACTTGGTGTCTCCTACTGTCGGCTTCTGATGTGCCGATAAAGTAAAAATCTGACGTACGTAGCTAGTCATATTCTAAGTATTAGATATATAAGAAATTTATGCAATATAGTCCCATATATTTAAAATATGTTAAATGGTTAAATGTTTATACTATAAAATATAGTGTAAACGTTTATAAAAAGTTATAGTTTCATATGATAAATATATTTACTCAAGGGGTCTCCTTTGCAAATCTGGGCTTATTGTCGTATTTAACCAAGGGCTTACGACAACCTGAGGATTAGGAGGGTCTGAACGAAGATCGTGGTTGGCATTGCGGAGCGACTGTCCCACCGTGTTCACACCAATCAACGCACCTGCACTCAAGAAGTTCTTGCCGCTAATATCACCAGATCCCATAGGATTGACCGCCGCCCACTTGGAGTTAGGATCACTGGGAAGAAGTTCCTGTGGCTTCAGCTGATTGGTAGGGTAGCAATCACTGGGAGGAGCTCCACCAGGGAAGGGCATAGGAGAGGGGGTAAGATTCATGAAGCCTTCTGCAGTAGGAACCATAGAAGGACTGGCAGAACCACCGGAAGGAATGGCTGGCATATTTGGAACACTTGGCAGCATAGAATTACCAACCTGGGCACCACTGGTGGAAGGAAGACCAGACGTTGTATTACCCCCCATGGAACTGGCAGCTTCCTTCACAAAGGCTTCAAGAGAAGGACCGGTTCCTGCAGATGCCTGACCATTGGTAGGATTGGCACCAGGTGTCATCTTCTCCTCCTCCTCCTCATTCTCAAATCCCTCCAGTCCAACAGCACGCTTCAGTGCAGGAAGAGCCCCGCCCAAGCTAGGATCTACTAGATATAAAACACCCACTGCAATTGCAACGATAAGGACGCCCAGAACGAGAGTTTGCGTATCTGCCATGTCTTTACTACCTGTCAAGGGGTTATTTTTTACTGGGAATCATCGGAATCATCGGAATCTTCGGAAAAGGGATCCCCATATTTTTGAAAAAAAGCATCCTCTGCCGCCTCGGCAGCCTCAGTGGCAGTTCGGGCAACTTTCCATAAGCGATTCACCTCTGCATTCGCCTCCTGGCGGACAAGATCAAAGGATCGTAAATGAACCATTCCTTCACTGGCTTCAATTTCATTCACCTCTTCCAACTCCGGATGCGAAAAGTCCAATTCAATGTACTGAGACGTCACCGTTCCACAAACTTCAGGAATAATTGATGACCGGGAAATCCAAATGGCAGTCACCTGCACAGAAAGGGATCCTGTCGGCTTGGGCGGGTTCCACCGGATAAGCGGCGACCAAGAAGGAGAATCCGGAAGACCTGTGGGAGAAGTGATCCACGAAGGAGCTAAGGTTCCTAGTTGCTGCAAGGTAGGACGACTCGCAAAGAGTCCTTTGGATTGAAGAAGAGTCTGAAGCATAGAAGTTCGGGCATCTGAAAGTCCCTCCTTTGTAAGGGTAAGTGGATAGGGTGCTTTTAATGGAACACGAAACCAAGATATATCTTGTTCTTGATGACGTACCGGGGATCCAAATTCCATCTTCTATTTCATGGTTCGTTGAAAGACTTGAAAAAAGTCCGCAGGAAAAGAATAAATGACGGATGCTACGCGCGATCGATATATGGAAGCCAATCTTGATATGATGGATCATCTAGGTGAAAAATTGTTTCATATGATTCGAACTCCAAAAGTGAATCAACAAATCCAAACTGTGCTTGATCCTATTGTAAATAGTATCATACAACGTGTGTTTCCATACATTCTTTTATCTGCAATTCTTTTTTTGATTTTATTCATTTTGAGTATTGCTACCTTTTGGCGTGTTATGAATGCGTCTCATGTTGTTCCGGCACTTATATCCACAATGGGTGTTTGAAGAAACTCCATACGCAAGGTTGGAAAGTAGGTTGCTTGAAGCAGGCTAAATTCTTCAGGTTCTACCTTTGGTGGATCCGCATGCCATCGTCGTAGTTCTTTTTCATTTAATAATTTATCAAATGTATCTTCTGTACCTGCCAACAGCGTAAATGCTCGTTCTAATCGTGGTAGATCCGACTCTCTTTGTCGAAGGTCAATCCATGCACGACGCAATGTTGTATTATTCAAACTTATAATTGTACGATAGGCAATATGGGCAGATATATACCGTACATTTGGCGTATAATCAGTTCCCATTAAGACACACATAATTTGAAATTGTGATATCGTAAGAGATAGATTCTTTAAAATTGTGGAGAGAGTATATTCTACATAGTCTCCCAATTCATTCAACATGATAACATGTTCAATTCCTCGTGCTAGCATATCCATATCAGGACTAATGACAGCAGAAAGAAACTTTGTTTTTACTAAATGAGCTAAGAGCGGATCCGCTTCTCCCATTGCATTCACGTAGCGAACGCCCATGGTATATAACGATTTTTTTATTAAATCTCGTTCAATATAGGATACCGTTGGATTTGATGCTTGTAACTGTCGAATTTCATGTTCAACAAGTTCTTTATCAGGTCCATCCACCAATTCCTGTGTTAAATGTTCCAGTCTGGTTGTGACAGAGGAGCGTTCTTCTGAACGCTCCTTTACAACCTCTTTCTTTTCAGAAGGAGGTTTTCCATCAAAGAAGAAAATAGGTTCTATCTGTTTGCTTCGAAAATGTTCTATCATCATTGCAATACAGGTCATAATGCATAAATGTTGTTTTTTTGCATTATATAGAAAGGGTAATATATCGATTCCAACATACGTTTTTTCAAATTGTTTCCATTCAGGTGTTACAGCAGGAGATTTAGTCTTTAATAATTGTTTTAATCCTCTTATACCCATTGTATTATATTGATATATTTTACACTGGGTTTATGTGTGTATCAATTTTAATCCAGAGTGAGTTATCAGTCTAGATTAAAATTCCTTCCAATGTTAATCAAAATTATAATTCACGTTATTGGTAATATCACTATGAGTAATCCGCTGATACCCTAATTTGTCTGCAAAGACAAAAAAGCCTGAATTTGTTTGCAGCTTTGCCCAATACCGATCGCAACAATACACTGTGGTGGATCCTCCCTTTTTCATTTCATCCACTCCCGTTTGAAAACACTCTTGTATGGTTGTTGCTGTTTTACTGTTAAGAAGATATGCCGAACTGGTGGTGCAAGGTTGAAACGATCGTGCCAGTAGATCATCGTGATGAATGATTTTTCCATGTTTGGAGTATCCTAAGAAACAGATTTGATAGTTGTAGTTTCGTTCAAAAAAAGTTTGCAACTGTGTTTGACACTTTTTTAAATTAGAATGAAACATGAAATCATCCTCCAACACTAAACAATGCTTATAATTCTGTTTTATAAAATGGGTCGTCACATCCAAGTGATTTTGTGTTGCCCCAATGTAAGAACCTTCAGGTCCTTTTTTAGCTTTGTAATGATAAATGCGGTGTAAAGGAGCTTGCATACGGCATAGTTCCACCAACATATGCATATACCGATCCTTCCGTGATTCCAGATTCAAGATATAGATCTGGTCAACTGGTTCCCAACATGGATGATATTCTATACGATCATGTTTTACTTGATGAAAATACAACGGATGACGATAACAAATATTGCTATAGGGGAGACAATCCACTGTATGCGGATATTCGCCATATTGAATGATGATTTCATCTTTTTTGGGAAGACGGGAAGGGTCAAAGCTGGCTACAATTGTTTTCTTCAACTGTGGAATTAAAAAGGAGGAATTAAAGAGGGTATGTTCATTCACAGGATGAAACTTATATTTGGCTAACCATGTTTGACACTCGGTGTAGTGGTGAGTATAATAATTGGCAATATAAAATATTTCAATAAGGATATATTGTTGTTCATATGGAAGTGTATCAAAGGGGAAGGTTTTGCTAATATAGGCTAAAAGGATATGTTGATTCTGACTATACAAGAATTGAACATGTTCAGGACTGATATACTGTTTGTACGTAAATATAGGCTGTGGATCATACACATTTCCTACAAAATCAGTATCAGATGTTTGTTCTACGGGGATTAAGGTGGGGATTTCATCGACATAGGCTACAATATTGGTATGAAGGAGCATATTGTGTTTGATCTTTGGATAAATCACTTCTTGCAAGAACTTCTCATCCGTACCGTACAAGGGAAGACCTGGTTGTTTCCATGCATCCCACATAGCATATATATCCCAGTCTGAAACATGGATTCCAAAGGTTCCTCCCATAATCCTTGTTTTATGATAGTAATGATCACGTATGACATGGGCTTGTTTCTTAGACTCTAAAAAGGCATTGATGCAGGCAGCATCGCGCATTGTGACGCGACTATCCGCATCCCGCATGAAATAGGTATGGTTTGCCTTCCAACATAAAATACGAGACATCATGGGAATCTCTGTTGTAATAGGTTCCAATGTTGTATTGGGAAACGATCGATACTGTATCAGATAGGAGTCTGGTACATCGGATCCATAATGAATTAAGGTATGAAAGGTGGGAAACAATGTTTGAATCGATTTCAAATTTTCTACCAATCCTTGGGTATATTTTGATTTTGTACCATAGATACAAAAACAAAAGATGTTCATTTTATTATTTATGGATAGATGGATTTGTCATACGTAACGTAAGATGGGAGGGTTTCACATGCTTTGCACGGTCTCGCAATCTTTGAATTCCTTTCCCTGCTAGTTCACAGATCTCCAATTGATTGACTTCATTTCCCAACAAGAGAAGAAGATCCATATGAGGGGCAAGCGCTGCTTTGAGCACATAATATGCAAAGACATTGGTGGTTTCCTTCCAAACCCCTTTATAACGGGCTAAAACGTGAATGGCTTGTTGATCTTGCCACGATCGTTGCTGTTTCCAGGTACGACCGGTAGTATCCTCGGGGGGTGCATACCACAAACACCACAACCATTCTGCAAACAATTCGGTCCAGGCTTCAAACAAGGTTGGCATAAGGTTGGAAGAAGAGGGAAGATTCCAACATGGCTGAATCGGAAAGTTTGGCCAATCCCAGTTCAGTGCATGGATACATTCATGGAGCATGACACGATCCCATTCTTCAGATCGGTAGATATACACTTTTGATATTCCTGGAACGGCAAATCCTCCATTTATATTTTCGGGACGTAATGGCTCATCTGCTTCTGCATCGCGTGGATCATCTCTCCAAAATAAATAGACTTGAAATCCACTGGGTGCTCCTAACCATGTTAACATCTGAATCGCTTGTTGAGGAACTGTGTTTGATGTTTCACCCCATATCAAAATGGTATATCCATGTCCATCGTAGGCATGTGCAGGTAGAGTGGAAAGAGCGGTTTTCACAGCTCCACCATCCCAATCATTACGACTTGCTTCCTTTGCTACGTCCACCTCGCTTGGATGAAGGGGTCGCATGGATGGTAAGGGTACTTGAGGGGGCTTCATACATGTCTGTTTCCACAGTCCCCACATTCCTACCTATAGAACTTGATTTTTGAGACGTTCGTAATATTTCAAATAATTCTAAGAATGTAAATTCCAAGGCTAAAGGAGTTCGATAGGAGGTATGAGGCTCAGAGGCTGCTAATACAGTCATTCCCTTCCAAAACTGATCTGAATGTAAGAGAGACTGTTGTCGTACTAATGCAGCTGCAATTGAATCAATAATATCAGGTCCATTTTGACAAAATGCCAATACATCATACACTCTTGCGCGAATCCAGGTTACAACTGAAATAGATTCTTTATTTGCACTTGCTCCTTTTAACATGGCTTGAATCAATTCATCGTAATAATCCGACACACGGCGTGGAAAGGTTGTACATCCATACGTTTTCATCATAGCCGCTCGTTCAATTCGTCCTTCACATCGATCATAGGCTTCTACCGATTGAGCACCTGGATCGACCGTTGAACACCAACTTGAGAAGGGAATTCGTGGAACACGAACGCGTACAAAGGCATCTTCCAAGATAGATAAGGATCCACTCATTTCCCGTGCGGTTATCCAAATCATACCAATTCCATTCGCAGGAAGAACATATTGTTGAATAATTGCTCTTACACGTATTGCAGCAGGAAGAGACAAGGCATGGGCTCGCCGTAGAATTACTAATTTACGCCCTCCTAGTTTCATACTATTCAGGACATCTCCTGCATTAAAAAAAGTTGATAAAAGATCTCCCATAATTTGCTTATCCTGCATACTCAGTGTCGGAATATCAATTTCAAAATGATGAGGACTTGCATTTACATGTACTGTATAATCATCCGCAACCGTAAAGGTTCGCGATTCAAAGGTCAACGGATGTTTATATGCATCTTGAATCCAGGACCGTGCTTTTTGTAGTTTTCCACTACCAGCAGGTCCAATAAACATCCATGGAACAGATAACGTTGCCATTATAAACAACCTATAGAAGAGAGTTTAAGCATTATGTATTGCTATAAATTAAGGAAGTAACTCCCAAACTATACAAAGTAGCAGGAAGTGCAATTAAAAAGGTACATGCTAAGGAAAAATGAATTACATTATTTTTTAAGATTTGATTATTTGTATTCCACAAATATAACAAGCAATAGATTGCAATCGATAATAGTAGATTTATAATTACAATTGCATTCAATAACGGAATATTTTCTTCTCGTTGTTCCATAGGAACAACTGATTTCCATAAAACAATTAAGATCGTAACTACAATAATTACAATTGGAATGTATATACTCGGAGTTATCTGTATAAAATTATCCATCCTATTTGCAGTTCATATTAAAAATTATATGTGAAATCATTTAATGCAAAGGAACTGACTGCACCAGTTGTAAGAAATACAAATGGGATCACAATTAAATTTATAAGAAGAAGGATCGAAAATCGTCGATCTGTATCTTGATATTGAAATAAGATATATAACATAATAATTGCAATAATCACAGTTGTAGTAGCAATTGTTGGAAATTGTGGATCATCTTTGGGAAGACCGGAACGACCTTTCACACGATTTTTGACTTGTAAGGGATTCAAAAATAATGTCCAGAGTGATATAATAATCAAGGATGTATCAAGTAACAATAGAAACAATGGAGCCTGTCTGGGAAGTGCGGAATATACATAGAGCATCATTCCATACATGAGAAGGGATGCCCCAAAGGAATACAGAAGGATAAGAGTGGATGTAGATCCATACAGTAGATTTCCTTGTGGTTGCTTTGTATTTGTCAAAATAAATGACAATAGTGCTATAATGCACATAAATAGTAATCCCATTATATATAATGTGGATACTGCCATTCTAAACAGGATATACAAAAAAACGCAAAGCGTTTTTTTGTATATCTTCTAATGTTACAAAAGATTTATCCTCTTTTTAGAAAGGAGGGTATAGAACTGGATCCACTCATATTATAAGATGATAGATCAATGGGTACAACAATCATAATAAATGCAAATGTAAATACTAATATAATTAATATAATGGGTATAAACATACTTCGAAAATAAGTATCTTTAAATGATGCTTTTGAAGTTGTCTTCTTTGTTCTGGTTGCTGTAGAGGAGGGAGATGTGTATGCAGGATTTGTTGATGATGATGATGATGATGATGACATTCTAATAAGGAACAAGGATAAATCGCTCTGCGATTTATCCTTGTTCCTTATTAGAATAGCAGTTATATTCTATACACTATATAAGAGTATGTCGAAAACATCTCAATGTTCTCCTGCATTACATAAACAACCAGGGGAGTCTTGTCTTTCAGACTCTGTACGAAAACGAATTGATACAGCATATCGAACAACACGAAAAGTGCGAAAGGCGCGAAAAGGGGGAGGAACAAAGAATGAGTTTCAATGGGTAAAGGATGCACCATTAGAGTCTTCCGAAAAGAAGAATTTCTTACAATTCTTTCGTCCAGAAATGCCAACTGCTTGGAAGAAAAATCCACGAGAATGGCTTGACTCATACAACATTGAAGATGTATTAAATCAATATGAAGAGGCACATCCAGAATTTGAATTTATAGGACCTGTTCCCATTGATTTTGCAAAAGATCTGGGAGGAGGAAAATGTGTCGAAGATGAACTTTGCAAACTCAATCTAGCAGATGCCTATGCCAAAGGAACTCGAAAGATTGGAATTGTATTTAACTTAGATGAACATGATCAACCCGGATCTCATTGGATGTGCGCGTATATTGATGTTCCGGGGGGTGGAAGACCAGGTGCCATGTATTACTTTGATTCCTATGGAATGCGCCCTCCCACTCGTATTGCTAAATTTATGAAAGAATGTGGAAAACAAGGATGTGCCACCCTTTTATACAATGATATCCGTTTTCAATGGAAGGAATCAGAATGTGGAATGTATTGTCTCTATTGTATTTTATGTCTCTTGAATGGAAAATCATTTGAAGAAGTATGTGGGAATAAAATAAATGATGATACAATGATTGCATTTCGAAAGGTATTATATGTATCGGAAGACTCCAAAGAATCTGGAATTAAAAAAGTAATTAATCATGTTTGTGCGTAAGGAAAAAGAAGAGGATCTTTTTTCAATCAGAAGAAATAGAATGAGCAATTCCGGTTCTGACTTTTTAAGTAATGCCAATTATGGACGTGTAGTTGGATTTCTTCGACAGCATTATGCACGTCAAACAGGAGTGACTGCGATTAATGAAAAAACGGACACACGTTTGCAGAAAACGGTGCAACATTATATGAATGAGGTTGCACGGGCGCAAGGAACGTCCAAACCTCTTACAGGATTGAATCAAGAAGTTGTCCGAGAGACAACCACAAGTATGGATCTCTGGATCAAGAAGAATGAACTTGTTCCTACAGGAATGGCGCAAAAAAGGGGTGTGGTTCGCACATCACAAGAAGCAGTCATTGCTGCAGCGGCAGCAAGTAAATCTCTTCCTGAATTTGCTGAAAAGGCAGATGTAAATCGTATTTTTGATACCATGGAACATCGATTTAATACAATTGCAGCGGAACGAGCTGCGATTGGTGGAACGGATCGCTTTGGAGCTGCAACCTCCTCCTTTAGCCTTCCCCAGGATACATTAGAAATTGCAGAAGATCCTGTTAGTCTGATGCAAAAGATTCAAAAACAACGAGAAGAAGAAGCTGCTGCCTTAGGAATTACAACACCTCCTGTAGCAGTTCCTCCCAAACTTGTGATTCGTGAAGAACCTCCTGTTGCTGCTGTAGATCCCATTGTTCCTCCTCAACCAACTCCATCTCCCCCCAGTCTTGGACTTCGTCAACAAGATTACATTATTCCTCAAGAGCCGGTTGTAAAATATATTGAAAAAGAGACCAATATCTTTTTAAGTTCGTTAGATCGTGATTGGAGTCGTGATAATGGTGAAAATCGTTATAATTTTTCTATTAAATTTAATCCAGGCAACACCCAGCTGGGATATGGACTTAGCCCGGCAGTGCATAAACGATTTCGTAACATTGTCCGCATTGAATTTGTAAAAACGGTTGTTCCGACCGAAGGATTAGACGCTGTTGTTCGTAATACTGGCACGGCTGGTTCTCCTTCCTACGATACTACACGTATTTACAATGTCTTTTCCTTTCCCTATGTGGCAGTTCGTATTGCCGAACTCAATACGAACGGATTTAGTACCAATCCCGATCAAGATAATAACACCTTTGCCATGGTTCACTATGATTCAACCTGGATGGCAGATAATAACTCAACGAATACCAATCGATCTGCCTATACCAGTATGATTCCTAAATTTTTGAAATGTCAACGAGTCTATGAACCAACTCCTCTTGGATCTCTTCAAAAGCTATCGGTTCGCTTGGAACGCCCGTCCATGGACCTGATCTCTTCCTCCAACGATGCCTTTGATTTGTCAGGTGTCTTTTTGAGTGCCAATGTTCCTGTTGGAATTACAAATAACAGTGTCTACAATATTTCAGGAAATAACTATATCTTTCTTCAAACAAGCACCTATTTTCTCCAAACTGCATTTGGAGAAGATGATCGTATTTATATTCAAAATGTAGTAGCAACAGGTGCGGATGCTGCTAATGATTTTACAACGTTTATCAATCAATCAACCGGTCATGTTGTAATTGGAATTGCATCAAACACGGGTGGAACCATTAGTGATGGTGCCAATGCGCAAGGATATGCCAATTATGTGATTATACGATCCCGATTTATGGATCCTACCACGGGATCTACTGCACGAGATCCCTTTGGAGGAGCTGGTAATGATACTGCTTTGGGAAATGTGTTAAAAGCGCTTGTACAAACAAGTGCTCGCATTATAAATGCAAACCGTCAAGTGCACATGGTCTTTCGTATTATTACTCGTGAGATGGATTCTGCCTCCAACATTCGTCCCGATAATGTGATGTAAATTAAATATACCTCTTTTTGAAAGAAATTGCTTCAAATTGTTTCAAAAAGAATAGTAGGGATATGGACGGACGATTGACCGTGATTGTTGTGGCAGTTATTGCTGTTCTTGTTGCAATTCTCATACCCATTGCTCAATCTCGATGGCAAGAGAATCAATGGTATGGATCTACGGAATTGACAGAAAGTTTTGATACAAATTCAGAATTACGATATAACTCTCTTGCTGCAACACAAACAAATAATTCTTTAAATCGAATGGTTCCGATTGATGATGTGGATGCATCTCGTACCAATGCGACACTCCAAAGGGGACTGCATAGCATTACCCCGGTTCCTGAACCAGGACGAATTTTGAATACGACTATAAAAAATAGTCCTAGTTCTGCAGCAGTACCCAAACGAAATCAAGTTGCGGCAGAAGCTTCTATTTGTGAAAAGCAAGCTGGACTTGGAACGTGTGCCATGTTAGATGATCCAGCATTTTCACAAATCTGTGGTGTCTGCATTAAAGGAGGAACTAAATCCACTGATACAACTCCTGGAAAATGGGTGGGAGGATTATTTATGGATAACGATGACCGTGAGTCCATAAAGGTTATGAATGCAGATGCACAACCAACAGTGGGAGCTTGCCCACCAGGATATTTCTTTATTGATCGTGCCTCATGTGACAAAGGGGTGAATCGTATGCAATGTTCTGATGCAGGTGTTGCAGGAGGATGGAGTGGACCCTTCGCCCCTGTTGTAGATGCCAAATGTGCTCAAGCCATTCCTGGAGGACCCTATGTCTATGATCCTAAGAATCGATCGTTCTTAGTCAATCTACGCTGTATTATTCCCAATGGAACTGGAAAGACAATTGTGAATCTATATCGTGTAGGATCGAATGGAGCGCGTGGAAAACGAATTGGAAACATTGAAATGATACAAGGAAAAGATACAGTATTGACTAGTTGGGAACCTGTTGTAGAAGGAGATACACTTGAATTAGATGTTGTCCAAGAATTTGGAACACGTACCAAGGGACAAAAGGAAGTCTATGCTGTTGGTCGTCCTGGACATAGTTTTACACAAAATACAACAAAAATCCTGTGTCAATCTCTTGGGGCACAGGTTGCTACAATTGCTCAAGTGGAAGAAGCACAGGGAGCGGGTGCGGATTGGTGTGCAAGTGGGCATGTAAGCAACGGTGATCCCCGTTTTCCGATCCAAGTAAAACGAGATGAATGCGGTGGAAGTGGAAAAGGAACCAATGTATATGGAACTCGCACAGATCTTCGTGTAGCAACTTGTTATGGAATCAAACCTGCAATTAATGATGATTATAGTGCAACCAATACCAAGGTATATCCATTTTCAGAACAACCGGCTCTTCGTAGTTCTCGCTTTGGACGCATTGATCGTGGTGTCCGTGCCTTTCTTGCTCAATGGGAAAATACCTATGATCCAAAGAATGCCTATAAAACGGCAATTCCGTTTGAAGGAACTGTTTCTTCTGCAACAAAGCGATTAGGAAATTTTGTAAATAGTGGATTTATTCCTGCTCCTCGTGCCAAAAACTTTCCCCAATTTCTATCGAATCAATATTGGATTTGGTCTGGAACGGCTCAGAGAGCTATTTTTCGTTGTACGGTTCCTGCAACCTTTCTTCCTCCTATCTACAAGGAGGATGTTCCATTAACAGCAGGAAAACCTCTTATAGCCCAACGAAGCTCTCTTCAATCAAAGAAGACCAGTCCTTGTAAGACTCCCCCCTACTCCGCAGAATGTTTAATCAGTCTATTTACATCGGCAGGAGGGGATGGAGCCAAAGGAACCTTATCCCCCACCATTGGAGGTGCAAATGCAATGAGTGAATTACAACGACAAGGGGATCAAGATGCTATTTTTAATTATGTAAGTCAATTATATCAACTTGCAACAACAGGAATGTATGAAAATGGAAGTCTTGCATCGCGAGATGCTGTAAATCAAGCCGCTATGAAATTATTTGGATTTGAGATTGCTTCTCCTTGTGAGGAGATTGTTGCCGGATCCGATGGAACAGTAGGATTACTTCCCAAAGAAGCACCGATCACACCAGACTGTATGGATTATTTATACAAAAATGTAGGAAGTGAACAATCACGGGGACAGGAAGAAACTGGACGAAAATCATCCTTAAAAGCCACCTACGTATCGATTGGAGATCGCTATAGCGGAATTCGAAAAGGAGAATACGGTGTCTCAAAAGAACAAAAAGCAAAAACCCCCTTTAAAACCTGCACCCCTGGTGGAACCATTGCTCCTATGAAGAATGGACGTGTAGATTTGAGTGCTGTGAATAAGATTACCTCTTCCACAGATGGATCTATTGATGGAATTCAAGGATTGTTTAATCGTATTTTTCAAACTGCAAATACCGATGGATCCAAAGATACACTTTCTGCATGCTTTGGAATTACACCAACCACCCTATTCAAATCAAAGTTGGTTGCCTTTCAATCGAAAAACTTTCCAACACGGTATATTACCGCCAAAGGACTGAATCAACAAGTTCGCTTGGAGGAAGGAATATCCTTCGTAAGTATTCGTCCAGGAATTGTAAAAGAAACAATCTCCATTGGTCCTCCTGGTGAACCAAATACGGTATTCCGTCATTCTGGTTTTGTGTTATATACAAATAATGTGGATTCATCCGATCTTCAACATCAAGATGCATCCTTTTATATTGTAAGAGGTCTTGCCGATCCAAAAGGAATTAGCTTTAAATCCTATAATTATCCAGATCGTTATTTACGTCATAGTAGTTTTGGATTTTATTTGCATCAAAAAGCAGGAGATCCAACCTATTTGAATGATGCCACCTTTTATATTCAATATGCACAACCCTTTATAAAAACAGAACAAAAGTATCCTGAAGCAGATGCTAAAAATAATCGTTGCTTTGAAAATATATCTTTATCAGATGCACAAGCTCGATGCATGAATAATCCTACTTGTCTCGGCTTTAGTTTTTCACGAACTGGATCTGTAGGAGGTGGATGTTTTAAAGACAATGCATTAATTGGAACAACTAGTAATCCAAGCTATGATGGATATACAAAACAACGCTTTGCAAAAACAGAACAAGTCTATCCTGAAGCAGATGATAAAAATAATCGTTGCTTTGGAAATACATCTTTATCAGATGCACAAGCTCAATGCATGAAGAATCCTACTTGTCTTGGCTTTAGTTTTTCACGAACTGGATCTGTAGGAGGTGGATGTTTTAAAGACAATGCATTAATTGGAACAACTAGTAATCCAAGCTATGATGGATATACAAAACAACTTACTATAGCACGTAATTAATAAAACCGATGAATAGAATAGGAACCCATGAAATACTGGATAGGATTGCTGTGCATTGTATCCATTACATTAATCTTTCTAACATCAGATGTGATCGTAGAACGATTTAGCAATGCAAAAAGTCAAACTGCCTTTATTGCAACAGAACAAGCCATGCCCGATGATACTCCATTATATGTAAATGAAAGTATAAATGTAAACGGGTTAAATCAGGTATTAAATACTTCCGATGGAGTGGATGTTGATTATAAAAAGAAATTTATGAAAGATCCTCTGATTCCTTTTCGAAAAAAAGATGATGCTACCTGCCGCCTGGCACGTCATCCTCGCCAACTCACCCGACTTCCCCGTGCAAAACAGGGGTGTGGATGGTGGTTTCTTCCCGACGGAATCAGTTTTGGAGCCTTGGGAACAATTCAAGGACCCATTGATCGTGCCATTCCAAAACGATATCCTACAGGACGATGGATTTGGAATTTAACGGAAGCTGCTCGCCTTGAAGATATTAAATCGTGTAAACGAATTACAGTATGTGAAGCCGTGACAGACGACTGTGGGTGGTGTGATTCACAGGGATATGCCATTCCCATAAATCCCAATGGAACTGTCAAATATCCTACGGATGATACTGGATCTTGTAGTACAACTCCCTTTCGAAAAGGAAGGTGTCCTGTCCCTGAATCTCTTCCCTCCGTTCCCATTTTGGATACAAATGGAAATGTCGTAGGAGAAAGCACTCCTCAATCAACTCCCTCTATTTGTAGTCCTCGCAATGGATTACTGATGCGAGAATGTCTCTTAGCATTAGCCACTGCACGTGGATGTACCGCCACAGGATCTATTTATCAAATGATTGCCAAAGGATCCAATCCCACAGAAGCAGATCGCGTTGCGATTGACGTTCTTTCAAAAGCAAATGTTGTAACGCTTACAAATGAATTATTAGGAGGAGGACGTGTATCTGCCTCCTCTGCATTGAATGCGTACCAAGCGGTTACAAATGCCATTACAAGCGGTCGATCCAAACAGATCCAACAGGCTGCCCGATATTTAGCAGTAGGGGGGGAAGAGATTGACTTATGTAGTGTTGGAGATGAGACCTTGGGACCGTTCTCTCCTCAATGTCTCAGTGTTGCCTTTCGACAAGCGGGGTGTCAACCCTCCGGTGCTAAATTTCCTCGCGATTCTTCCGCTGTACGTGGTTATACGTGGGGAGGCGTTAAACAAGCATATCGTACCTTGGCAGGATCCATGTATTCTACAGATGCGTTTGTACAAGCGGATGCCATTAAGGATTGTCTTGGAACAAATATAAGTCCACAGTATTTTGAGAATACCAGTTCCTCCTCAGATGCCACTACAAATCAGACGCAAGAACAAAACTTTATCAAGCAATTGTTGTTGAAAAAGCAACAACAAATACAACAACTAGGACAAGGAGGATTTCTGAGTAACTTTAAAAAAGGATTCAACATTGGATTAGGAAAATTTGGATTATAAGAATAGAGATGATTGTAATTCGAAGAGAACGTGATCTTGTAGAATTATTACATAAGGCAGTATCTCTTATTCATGATAATATTAAAAGTACCCGAAAGAATTATATAATTGTCAAAATAGAACAAGATTATATTCTCTTACGCATTTTTAAAGAGTTAAACAAAGAGACTATATTTTATGATGGTAAAACACTTAGCTTTGAAGAATTTATACGTGCAATTGAAAAAGCTACATCTCGTTGGTGGTTGGTTGGATCCAAAATCAAAACGCATGATCAAGTGAAAACGATCTTAATTAAAATTATGGCAGCAATTCGAAATGTTGTCACACGAAAAGCAATTCCAAGAGAGTTAGAACGATTTATTAAAGAAGAGCACGGATATAATATTTGCAATAAAGATTCTATTAATTTATTAAATTTTATAATTAATTTTAAATTCTATCATGATTTAAATACTCGTGATTTTATTGATGCAATCTATCCTGAAATTGCGGAACAATCTAGTATTCGATGGAATATCATTCCAAATCCTCCAAATGTAATTGAAGCAAAGCCAAATGCGATTGTAAAAGCACATCAAGAATCATCGCGTTCTTCTTACAATCAAACACGACGTGAAAATCGTCCTGCTCGAAATGAAGGAAATGGATCTGGAGGAAAAACCCGACGAAATAAAGGAGAAAAAAAGCAAGGAAATCGTAAAGAAGGAAACAAGCCGCAAGGAAATCGTAAAGAAGGAAACAAGCCACGTGAAGAGAAGAAAGAGGGAAATACAACCTATCCCTTTGGTGCAGCTCCTCAACCCCCCAAACAACGACGTCTTACGCGTCGTAGACGATAATCATATATCATTCTCATTTAAGGAAATAGTATATAGTATATACATTTCCTAAGATGTTTGACGTAACCCATTCTTGGATGAGCTATATGAAAAAGGTATGGACAGATCCTGTTAGAAATACAATTGAGGATCAGATTGAATCATCTGTAAAAAATATATCAATTAGTATCTTTGTTGTATCAATCCTTCCATTTACATGTTGTTATGATGTAGGATATACAATTGGATATAGATGTACACAGGAGACTCCTTCTATTGAGAAAGAGGATGCCACAGTTGAAGCCTTTGTAGTTCGAAGAAGTGCACGATTGGCAGAAAAGAAACTTAAATCTATGTAGTTGTCTTGAAAGAAGATGTTTGATTGGAAATATCTACATCAATAAAGGGATGGAATAAATACTCCATACTTTTTGTCATAGTGGTGGGATTTTCTTTATCCTTTGCAAACCAATAACAGGCTTCTGTAAAGCCATTTTGTTTTTTATTTAATTCACAATCAATCGCACTGGCTTTCATCACATTCAATATGGAGGTGTTGAGATGTTCTTTTGATTCTGCGATTTTTAAAATCGTCTGATCGGTTGTCATAGATTTATCTTTAATTTTAAAGGTTTGATTGACAGTTCCTTTATCAAGTTGATCTTTACTAAATTTCATAATATAAAAATAGGTATCTACAACACGATCTTCAGGGGGAAGATCTGCATGAGAACAGATACGAATTGCGCGCCCTTTTACTTGATCTGTTCTTACTTTGTTCCAATAAGGCTCCATAATATGGACTTGTCGAACATTACTCAAGGAAATTCCTTCTGCACCAGATTGAGTAATCATAAATACTTTTACAATTCCACCATCACGGTTATGATCTTGTCCTGTTAATGCTTTTATTTCTTCTGCTAAAGAGGAAGGAACCTTTGACCATTCTGCGTTAAAGACTGCATTTAATACATTTCGTTTCTCTGCATTAATATCTCCTGTATACTGAATATAGCGAGGACGTTTACCACCCGCGGTGGTTGTCTCTTTGAGACGCCAAGATCCTTTTCCATCCGATTCAATATCCATTAATCCATAATTTTGTTGTTGTTCCAATGCCATGGTAAATAAGGTAATTCCTTCCAACGTTTTGAATTGAGAATAAAGAAGAACGGGTCCTGGAGAGGGTAATAATGTATCTAAGATTTTTTGATATTTTGGACTATATATTTCCAAAGCACCTTTTGCAAAATAGGTCTCTTTTTTTGTTCGAAATTGTTCCAATGCTGCTTGAATATCTTCCTCATAGGTTCCTTCAGGTACAACTGGTTCTACAGGATCTGTTGCCTCTGGTTCCTCTTCCACACCTCCTACATCCTCTGAATCTCGATCCACTAATTTGTTTGCATGGCTTGGTCGTGGTCGAATCATATCTTGAGGAAATGCAAAATTACACACTGCACGGCTATAAATTTTAAAGGTTGCACTTATCTTTTTACTAATCAATCCATACATCTCAGATCCTCCTTTCAAGGAAGAGGAGAATTGACGCCCTTCCTGCTTGATCTCTTCTTGTCTTACCACAGAATATGCACTCAACTGTACATCACTCATATCTAATTCAAAAATTGTATCTGGATTTGCTTTTGCCATCATATTCGGATCTTCTCCCTTGTAATAAGAAATCAATCCAGATAATCGAGACATTAATACAATTTTTTCTTTCTGTTTTACTTCCAATTTTGTTGTATCAATAAAGCGAGATTCGAAATCTTCTGGAAGATCTGGTAATCGTGTAGTACAAGAAAATACAGGAGATTGCAAAGAAGGAATTGTTTGTTGAACTCGTTGAAAAAGGGATGGAAGATCTCGTTCACGAAGAATTTCGTCCTCATCTCCTCCCATTGTTTCATCTCGTTTCATTCCCTTCATCATTCCTCCTTCCATTATTTTTTGAAATCCACTTTGAAGAGGAGTAAAGGTAACCGTTGCAGCTCCTCCCTGTTGTCGTGGCTGTACTTCTGCAAAATCTACTTCTGGATGTTGTTTTAATGCATTTAACACTTGTTCTTTCTCTAGAAGAGGAACCGTCGCCTGTATAATTCGTATATCACCTCCCAACAAATTGGCTAACACTCCCACTTCCTGTGGAAAGTTAATAATGGGAGTTGCGGATAAGGCAATAATCTTTGCACCCACTGCATTGCATAACATTCGATATAATAAATACGAAGGACTATATTTTCGTGGAATTTTACAAGAACCAGGAATATAATTTGGAAGAGGTCGTTCCTCACGAAGACTCTCTCGCGTCTTCAGTGTATGTGGTTCTGGATTTTTCTTTTTTGAATTATAATAACTATCTAAATCACTATTATTGATCATTCGAACTAAATTGTGAATTTCGTCAATCACAATGGTTGCACCATCAAACATAGTTGGTGTATTGCATGCCCAATCACGAACGGCTTCACTTCGTAATCCATTATAATTAATAAATTGAAATCGTTCTTGAATGTGTTCTTCAATCTGATTACGAATTTCATCCTGTTCCGCTCCTGATAAACTATTAAAGTTACTTTCTTTGTCTGGAATGGGAATCCACGCTCCTTTTCGTACTTCAATTAGTTTTCGAGACATTTTCATAACATTTAATAAAAATGCCATTTCAGGCGAAATTTCTTTGGTGGTTGGAACAGATAAAAATTCCCAAAAATTATTAGTTCGAAATAAAAATGGTCCACATTTTTGAATCTCTCGGATATAGTTACCACGAAGCGATGCTGGTGTCATCACAATCACAGGACCTGTTGACATTAAGGCTTCAATCGCTGCAATCGATGTGCAACTCTTTCCGCTTCCCAACCCATGATTCACTAAAATACCTCGAAAGGGAGAGGCGCGCTGCATATAATCTCGTACCAATTGCTGATATTTGAACGCTTTCTGTTCCCCCTTGGCTGCTGATTTAATCGCTTCACAGGCTTTTGGATCAAATTCTTTGGGACGTTCTTTCAAATAATAATTTCGAAAGGTTTGAAACATAAAATCTGCAAATGCACGGCGATTAGATGGAACTACCGTGGATAATTTAATCTCTGTTGTATCTTTTTTAAGGGCATGTTTAATCGTTGCTTCCAGTTCCACTAATTGATCCGATGGAGCCGTTGTACTAACAGCAGGAGCTTCCTCAAACGGGGAGGGTGCAATATTGTTTGCTTCTACCGGTGCTTCTGCTGCTTCTGCTGCTTCTACCGGTGCTTCCGCAGCTACATTTGCCGGTGCTTCTACTGGTACTGCTTCTACTGGTACTGCTTCTGCTGGTACATTTGGAGCTACATTTGCAGGTGCTTCTGTAGGTGCTTCTGCAGGTGCTTCTGTAGGTACATTAGCAGGTACTTTTGCGGATTTGGGTAAAATAGGTTGAACAGCTGTAAAGGTCTCTAACACATTTGATAGTTCGGGCGGATCAGCGGTCACAATCATTTTCTCCTTTGGAAGAGGTGCCTTAAACTTTCGTGGACCTTTTTTGATCGGTGCTTCCATCCTCTCTATTCTTCTGCTGCTTCTTCCACGCCTAAGATTTGCAACGCTAAGCGAGAAGCTTCCTGTTCTGCCACCCGTTTGTTTCGTGATGTTGCTGTAACTAAGACAGTTCCATCCGTGTTTAATACTCCCATGGTAAAGGTTCGATCATGTAACGGTCCCACAATCGCCACTTCTTTGTACTTAGGAGGTTGGTGAAATCGTGCTTGATACAATCGTAATAACTGATCCTTAAAATTATTATCCTCCGCAATCAAGGATGTAAAATCGACTTCTTTCTCAAATAAGGTAATCAACCATGTTTGTACCTTTTTGAATGCATACCCAGCATCTTTCTTCACAGCATCGAGATAGATCGCACCCACCCATGCCTCCAACATCGATCCTAGAATTCTGAGATTCTTTCGTCCATTGCACATCTGCTCCACATGACGACTCAACACAATCCATTTTCCAAATCCTACCAGCGTTGCAAGTTCTCCCAAGGACTTATTATTCACTAATCTTGTTCGTAATCGTGTTAAAAATCCTTCATCTGCTTCCGGATACCGTTCATGTAAATATAACGCTATCACACATCCTAATAGGGAATCTCCTACAAATTCAATCGCTTCATTGTCTGCCGTACAGAGTGGCATGCATCCTTCAGGACGTTCCACTACAACAACAACTTCCTCCGTACTACTCAAGGGACCTTCCGGTCGATCTACATAGCTTCGATGAATACAGGCTTGTCGAAACAAGTCCATACTAGCTGGTTTTTCTTTGATTCCATAGGTTGTTAAAATGCGTGTAATCTCGCCATCGGGTATGACCCGATTGGCGAGATTCCATGGATTGTATAAACGTTCTGTCGGAGTGGTCATCTCTATAGAGTATAGATGATATCTCTTTATGCTTGTTTAAAAAAATTGATAAACTGGTGTATAATTACATATAGATCATTATACACCATGAATATACATACAAAATTTATGCGAGCTGTGATTGAAAACAAGCCAGATGATGTAAAAACATATCTGTCTCAAGGTGCCAATGTGAATACAAGCATTGAGCATGGAATTACAGCTCTTCATATTTGTGCTAGATTCAATTATGTGGATGTATTAAAGACATTGCTGTGCGATCCAACGTGTAATATACGTCCTATAATGACAATGTCCAAAATAGATCAGATAAAGTCTATTTGCGATGCATTTCTAGAGAAGACTGCGTAAATCAGATTCTTTTTTTCTCTCCGATAAAATGGGGGTATAATACGGATATTTATATTTATCACTTTATAGCAATGGTACTTCGGGTTGTGAATTCCCCCCACCTCCTACGAACCCATTAAATAAATTAATCCGCAGCTTTGCGAATATTACACCATATCTTCTTTTTATAAAAAAAGATAGTTGTATTTAGTAGAAGATGCGAACGCGGCGAACGCGGCAACATGGAGGAGGTGGATTCTTTAGCAAACCTAGTTCAGCTGCTTCAAATGTTGCATCAAATGTACAAAATACAGCCCCGTCCGAATCTGCCCCAAACACCCCGAACATTTCAGCGAGCAGTTCCGCCCCGTCCGAATCAGCTTCACCTACTTCAGCAAGTAGTTCAGCGAATGCAGATCCAACCTCTTATGTAAGACCTCCGTTACAATTTGTAGGAGGACCCCGACCATATAATGTACTGAGCATTCTTGGTGCAGAGCACTCATCTGGTAAAGGTATATTTGCAAATATGTCGTATCGTGATGCACTTGAATTATATAAAACAGCACTGGCAGATAAGACTAATGGACCGAGAATTATTGAGGAAATAAGCCTGTTTCCCTGGAATGATATGAAAACCGTCATAGGCAACCTACCTTTAGACAAATGGAGAAAGGTGTTTCCAAAAGCCATTGGTATAAATCTTTCTGGGCGATCTTCTCTTAAAAATGCAGATTTTGTTCATTTGAGAGGAATTAAACATTTGAATATATCTGGTTGTACTAGAATCAACGATGCTGCATTTGTTCATCTGAAGGGTATCCAGACCCTGGACATGAGCTTCTGCAGACAAATTACAGATGCTGCCTTTACCCATCTCAAGGGTATCCATACCCTGGATATGAGTGACTGCAGGCAAAGTACCATTACGGACGCTGCGTTTGCTCATCTTGAGGGAGTCCACACCCTAAATATGCGCTACTGCAATCAAGAGACTATCACGGATGCTGCTTTTGTTCATCTCCAGGGTATACATACCCTGTCTATGGAAGGCTGCAGGCAAGACACTATTACAGATGCCGCCTTTGTTCATCTGAAGGGTATACACACCCTGAACATGAGCAACTGCAGTCAAGCCACCATCACAGATACCGCCTTCGCTCATCTCAAGGGTGTTCACACCCTGAATATGAGAAGCTGCAATCAACCCACCATCACGGATGCCGCATTCGCCCATCTGAAGGGTATCCACACCCTGAATATGAGTGATTGCAATCAAGCTACCATTACGGATGAAGCGTTTGCACATCTGAAGGGAATACACACCCTTCAGATGTGGGGCTGCAGACAAATTACAGATGCCGCCTTTGTCCATCTCAAGGGTATAAACACTCTGAACATGGACCACTGCAGGCAAATTACAGATGCCGCCTTTGTTTATCTCAAGGGTATACACACCCTGTACATGAGCAGCTGCCAGCAAGACACCATTACTGATGCCGCCTTCGTTCATCTGAAGGGTATACACACTCTGCACATGCACAACTGCAATCAAGCTACCATTACGGACGCTGCCTTTGTTCATTTGAAGGGTATACACACTCTAGGCATGAGCCGGTGCATGCAAGCCACCATCACCGGTGCAACTCTTTGCTATCTTGTTGGTATTAAAGAACTAGAGACAAACGGTTGTAGTCCTGAAGTTCGAGCAGCAGCAAAACTTGTTCTAGATGGAGAAGGGTGTAATGAATATAATTTAGGAGGCGAACCTACAGAACATAATTTAAGAAAGCTGCGAACACGGCGACAACAGCAACGAGGAGGAGGAGAAGGGTGTAATTCATCCAGCAGTTCTGGCGGATCTCGCAAACGCAGGCGTCGCTCTAACAAATCTAGGCGAAGACGGTAAATCCTGTAGGAAGCATTTAAACTGTGGATCCCTTCTTACATCCATTAGTATGAAGATCTTAATCAGTGATTATCATGCCGGATGTCAGCTATGGCAACAAGCACTTCTTGCCGAGCTAGGACATACAGCCATTATTAACAGTTTTTCAGGACATCAATTCCTGATTGAAGCCGATAAGAAACAAGATGTCACTCCTGCCATTAAACGTGGCTTGCATGTGCAAAATATTCAACCTGCCTTAAATGAATCTGAAATCGCTGCCGTCAAAGAATTTGATACAGTTCTTGCCAGTTTTCCCCCCAAAGCCATTGATATCTACAAGAATATTACATTCAAATATCCAAAGATCCTAAATTGCGGACACCGCCTTCATATTCATACGATGAATGATAAAACGTTTGTTCCAGATTTGATCAAACGTGTTCAAGCAAAAGAAATTATATTATGCGCCATGTCCAAGTATGAAACCGAATATACGAAACATTATATGGGAATAACACCGATTCAACTTGATGTTGCCTGTTTTCATCTTCCTCGTGATCTAGTCTATAAACCCACCCGCAAAGAAATCTTGATTGCGCCCGTCCATGCCTCGTCTGTCCTCC